GACGTTGGCCACGGCGGCGGGGCCAGCCAGCGGCTGCCTGCCTATTCGGCTCAGGGCAAGATTTTCTCGCCACGCCCTGTCGCGTGAAAACAATTGCACCCGTTTGACCGGGGGATATATGAAATGGGTGGGCATGCCGGTGCCTACCTAATCGATTAATTCAAAGATGTCTCAATGTTTGCCCTTGAGAAAGAACATCTCAAAGGATGGTCCCGGGTCATTCGCCAGGCTGGAAGAGAATATCCAGAAATAAAGATTGTCAATGGCATCACTCAGGTCGGTTGCCTTCCATCTTGGCTGGTCGGTCTTGCGTTCAGATGATTTGTCCTTCTTGAATTCCTGTGGCAGGACGGGTGCATTATCCATAGAGACATAGGATTCCATTGCATTATTCATATTGATAGCGAACTCAGGAACCTCCGGATAATTACCGGAAAGGAACTTGTGCCAGAACTGGAACTTATCCATGTGAGATGCTTCAAACAGTTGAGCGCGATTATGCACTGCCCATCCTGCCTTGCTAAGTTGTGCAGTCACATCATCGAAATAGGTCTGCCTTGAGGCAGCATCATTCTTCCGGGTGCCATCACTGCCACCATATAGATAGACTGTCTTATCCCGATGATATTCATAATACTCAATGAACTTTTTAACCAAGGTAGGCAGTGTCTCATTCTCTACATAGAAGTTCTTGATAATAGGAAACCTATTGATTGACTTATGCCATTGCCCTACGATGCAACAGTTCTGTGTAGATCCAAAGTCAAAGGAAAGGTATAAAGGTTGATCCTTCAAACAATCTTTATCTCCAATGCTGTTATTAGGAGGCATTGTCTTTGGGTCTATCTTCAATGAATCGAAATAGGAATAGTCATAACTATTATAGTAACAATGCCTTTCTGATGACAATTCGGGATAGAAGCCACTGATATTGCGGCGCCTTCTCTTATTATCGATCTCTATCTCATAGACAATCTGAGGTAGGTTTCTCTTCTGATGACGGAACCATTTCTCACCAAGTATTTTTATATTTACTTTTGCTGACGCTTCGAGAAACATATAATCATCGGGATGTTCTTCGGCTAATTTCTCAAGTTCAAAAACCCAATCACCATCGGAGGTAAGTGGTTGAGATCCCATTAAAATTTCAAATAGATGAAACTTAAGATGACCAAATTCTTTTATATTGGCACGAATGGCTGGTCGTAGGTCAGAATCGATAGCACTCTTTTTCAACTTTGTAACTTCATCCAACATCATCCCATCAAAATTTCCTGATCTGACCATTTCAGGACGATCAAATGATCCGAATTCAACAACGAATCCATTAAAAAAATGTATACAATTGGTATAATCCAAAGGTGGATAGTATGGTTCTTCCCATTTCCATTTCTTTGGTGCCCGGGATCCAAGGAAATAATGTATATTACGATATAATCCCCTTCGTTCCCAATGTGCTATTATTGGCCCCATTGATTTATTTCGGATATGGAAATAGGTCAGTCCTCCAAAAAGAATCTTTCCGCGGGGCATATAGGTAAATGCCTTTATAATTTCATCGGCAAATATTGTGGTTTTGCCAGCGCCCCTCCCCCATATACATGTTTTATAGGGTTTTGATGAAAGTTTGATAGCGATCTGAGGATCATTGTAATATGGTGCCGGTTTAATCTCCATCTGGTATTATTTCTGCGTCCTGTATCGTAAGCATATCAAGATATTCCTTGGCAGGAGATTTCTCAATTATAGCATTGACTTTGGATTGTAGGTCTAAAAGTACATTTTGAGCCTTCTTATCGATCTGTTTGAAATATGGGCCGTTGATAAAATTGAAGGTAAGGGAAAGCATCTGGATGGGTGGTTGTATCTTCGAAGGATCCGGAAGGTCGAAGTCGTCCCGATCGACACCGGTGATTTTGATCAGGTTTGCAACCGCCCGGTTCATCTGGTCGATATCGGAAACGGATGCTGCTAATTGGTAATTCTTCATGGCCAGCTCATAAAGGATGTATCGGGAAGCCTCTTTTTTGGTCTTAACCACATCGCCGAATAATTCGATAGCTGAGCGAAGATCCCGGTATGCTTGTGCCTGGGAATAACTAAACTGACTCATGAGACGATCCTTGGCCTGCTCATTGGAATGGTATTTACACAGAAGCGTAAAGGCGGCCTCGAGTCGAATCCTTAAATCATCTTCAGTTTTACTGAGTTTGATTTGGTCATTGTCAAAATATTCACGGATCTTCTCCAACTTGGTGTCGAATTTCCTCGAGGTCGAATATCTATCTATATTAGACATTATAAATCCTTTCTACTTTTAATTCCGGATCAAATTTCTTCATCCTGTCAATGATCATCTGGCAATATCGCGGATCTATTTCTCCCATTAAGCAGTTCCGGCCAAGTTGATGTGATGCCACCATGGTGGTTCCGGATCCACCAAAAGGATCATAAACGCTTTCTCCTTTCCGGGTATTATTTATGATCGGCTTTGCCATTGCCTCGATCGGCTTTTGGGTGCCATGTGAAGTCATGATATCTTCATTGGAATTGAAAACATTTAATCCCCGGATCTCCCAAACTGTACTCTGGTTCCTTCCTCCATACCAGTTGCTATTCTTTCCTTTTCTGACTGCATATAGGCAAGGCTCATGTTGCCAGTGATAATCTCCCCGGGAAAGAACGAAGGTGGATTTAACCCATATGATTTGGCTCCGCAATTCGAATCCACAATCTGCAATATCTTTCATAATAATATCCTGGAACCGAGAAGCATGCCAGATGTAGATCACATCTCCGTTAAATAATGAATAGGCACCGATCCAACTGGGAATATCATCATTGTTTACAACTCCATTTCTCTTACCATGGACCGCATTTATCTTGTCACGCCAGGTTGGATCATAATTAACACCATAGGGAGGATCAGTGACCATCAGGATCGGCTTTTCATCGCCAATCAATTTCTGAACACATCCTGGGGTAGTGCTATCGCCGCAAATCAACCGGTGTCGCAATCCCTTACCTGTTAATTCGAATAGATCCCCGGGAACAATGTCCGTTGATATTGAATTTACATCCGGAAGATCTTCATCTGGAGAGAGATCAGGTATTTCAACATATTTTAATGAACTTGGGAGATCATTAACATTCAATCCAAGTCCTTTAAGGTCAATATCATCGAAAATATCATTTAGCATCTCCACGTTCCATAATCCGACCTGGATATTTGAGGTGACATTGTATTCCTTCAGCTCGGTTTCGGTAAGCATACGGTTTGGAACCCGGATATCGATCAGCTCTTCACCACGTCCCAGGAGTTTGAGTACCGTAATCCTCTGGTGACCGGCAATGATCATATTGTCCAGATTAATGGCCGGGATCTCCACCAAGTTAAATTTCTCTAATGACCGCTGCAGTTGATCCCGCTTTTTATCGGTCAATACCCTTGGATTATAAGCAAAAGGTATCAGATCGTCAACTTTGCGTTGCTCGGTTCTCCATTCAAGTGCCAACTCTGTCATTTTCTTAATGCATTATCAATTTCATCAAATTCTATCTTGTATTTATCAAGTGTGTCCTGGTTCCTCTCCCGGACCTCGGGCGTCTTTGCGTCGTCTCTCAACCTGGTGTACCGGCTGATATAAGTCCGCAATGTCTGCCGGCGTGTCATCAATTCGGCGATATCCATCTCACTTATCTTTTTGCCTTCTTCTTTCATCGGCGATGGTGGCAGGATTCCATGCTGATCAAAATGTCGTAATCGCTCATAATCTTTAGATATGTCATCAGATAGATCGAGTATTTTCAATGCATCTTTTAATCGTTGATCATCGGAAGGAAGATATTCAAGAATAGCATGAAGATTATCCCTTATTTTGAGCTTCATCCGGATCTCTTCAAATAACTTTTTTGCATCATCCTCCAATGGCCTGGTGCCGGTTTTTTCCATTTTTGGTTCAAAAACTGACTTTATGATCTTTGGTTCTGGTCCCGGGACCGGTTTTCTGATCATTGGAGCGATTACCTGGCGCAGTGCCATTCCGGGCGTTTTAATTAACTTCCTGAGCTCATATTCCAGCAATTCCCTATTTCGCCGGCTGGCGCCGCCCTTATGGAACAACCTGATCTCATTTTTGCTGGTGCCATATAGCTCATAAATGGCGACACCTTCAAAAAAATCCTTTCCGGAATTAAGCCAAAGGTTAATTTTTTCAATCATTAAGAGATTGTTTTTGTTCATTTAAAAATTGATACCACTCAGGGGCCTTGCGATCAGGAGCAAAGGAGAAACCCTTTGGATGTGATCTATAATTCATCAATACCTCCGGCCGGTTATAGATAAGATAGCCAGCTTTGAGAAATTTGATCCAAAGAGCATAATCTTCAGCAAGGGTTGGTGGGATTTCTCCATAACCACCAACTCTATTTATTACTTCCTTGCGATAAGCAACTCCGGGATGATTAACGAACCAAAATCCGGATTCGGAACTCCGTGCATATTCTTTAGTCACTTCCCCCGGATGGTGTGACAACCATTCTCGTTGAGTATTGAAAAGACGAATCTGTACCCCGCAGATATGCCGGTCGGGGAATCGGGTAAAGAAATCATTATGCATTTCAAGAAGATGGGGTTGAGCAATATCATCCGCATCCATTCTTACAATCAATTCATTACTGCAAAACCGCAGGCCGTAATCCAGGGCATATGCGATTCCGGCATTGTGATCTGTGCGAACTATGCTCAGGCAGCAATCCTTCTTTATTTCATAGAGATAATCGGTCAGCTCCCCTTTCGGGTTATTATCGTCTACAATTATGAATTGGAAATCCTGATATGTTTGATTCAGAATGCTATCAACGGCTTCTTTTACCCAATCTAATTGGGTGGCATAAATGGGCATAAGTACGGAGATCTTCATTTCACTGGTTTCTTTTCGGTTGTCTTTTTAGTTTGGATTTTTTCTCTACAATCTTTTTAAATGCAGCCAGGGATATATCATTTATAATTGTCTTTCTATTGGCATCGAATTTTTTGAAATCATAATATGGGTGTGGTTCGGTTGTGGGGATCTCCGGGAAAGGGTCCCGGGTTGTTGCCTCCCCATGGAAGATAATACTGATCCCATTGCCCTCATCATCGGGCAGGGTAAGGGTATAGAGTTCAAATCCAAAATCCTTCATGCGCATGATATCAACAAGGGTCCTGAAGGCAGTACCACACCGGTCCTCTTTGGTGTACCGTTCGTTCTTGGGATTAGTATCATGCATTACGATACATCCGTTTTTGCGGATAAACCGGGATGCATTGGTAAGGTCCCAGGTAACCTGTTCGTGATTATGATCACCATCGATAAATATCATATCCCATTCATAGTTCCCTGCAGTAAGCATTTTAAAGAAATTGTCTGAGGTCATTAAAAAATCCGGTTTTTTTTCATGGGCTATCACTGGGTCAACGGCCTTCTTGTTTTCACAATTGATGTTGTAAAATGTGTCTCCGTCGCGAAGGCCGATCTCAAGGTAGTCTTTATATCCCATGGTTTTGATGATCCAGTTCATTACCGCATTACGACTCATTTCTTTTTTATTCGGAGCTATGGCCTTAATTAATTCCTGGTCTTTCATGTCAGCATGATGGATCCGTTTGAAATATGCATTATCATAAAGGTTGCCCGGAAGGATATCCGGCTTGATCCTATGCACCCGGCATATAACCGGAAGTGAAAGCTGATCCTGCCATGTGAATTTGATATTTTCATGCCACCAACTCATCATCAGGGCCCGGACCCGGGTAGTTGGTTTACGGACAATTACCGTACAAGCATAAAGACCTGCACCAGCCGGATGGAAAGATTTATAATATTCCGCTTGTTCATGAATGGCTTCATTGCGGTATTTAACCATGATCTCTGATGCTTTTACTTCATCATAGATGCAATTTCTTTCCGGATGGGCAAAAAGAGCTATATCTGTTTTTAAATTCTGAATACAGAATTCAACAAAAAAAGCTGAATTAATCTGGATACAACCATCAAGAAAGATGATAATATCATATTCGTTCAATTGATTTATTTCCCATGGAAAGATTTTATACCATTTGGCACGCATTCTGGGATGCAAGTCAGTCCGGGGTTGTATTGCTTTGATAATCTTCCAGGATTCATCGGTGTTTTTAAAGTCCTTTTCAATAATTTCCGATGGTGCATCTGTGATGCAAAAGAAATTGGCCGGAATATTTTGTTTTGGAACCGCCAGCAACCGGTCGTACCCTCCAAAAATGGTGGTATAAACTGCTATTTTCATTTTATGATTTTTAAAGATCCATAATTCAGGCAATATTTTTTTTTTCCAATCTGGTCCGAAGATCCTTCGCATTCCGTTATCCATTTCCTGGTTCGCCTTATTCGAATAATTTTGAATAGTTCCAATAGTCTTTATGGTTCCATGCCCAATATGCCGAAAGCAACTTCCGTCATCGGCAAACATCCGGATCCCCTTCTTCATACATCGCCAGGAAAATTCAAAGTCCACGCCGGATCCAAGATTGAAATGTTCGTCAAACATTCCTGCTATTTTAAATGTATTTCGTGTGATTACCGGGGCCGTGAGTTCGATACATCTTACCTGGCGGACACCATTCGTGAAATGATTGCGAAGTTGATCCATCCAGGAATTAAATGATGGCGTCAGAAAATCATATAATCCGGTATCCATCAATGCCTGGATCCTATCGATGCAATTATGATCAATCACAATATCGCTATTCATGAGCCAGAATGCTTCGAATTCTTTCCATAATGCTTTTATGGCCCGGTTCCAATTGCGCGTAAATCCAAGATTATCCTTAAACCTGATCACCTGGTTGGGGATATTAAACTTATCGCCCGATCCGTTGTCGATGATGATGGATCCTGGCACCATCCTGGCAAGATCCATGGTCATGCCTGGCGTTTTATAGTGAAGTATGAATTTACCAATGATCATATTTCAAACCTTGATTTTTCCGGGAACCGGCGCATAAGGAATTCCTTCAGGTTTTCGTTTAATCCCGCATCATTATGATTCAGATATATCATTCCTTTACATTTTACCTCCAGGTCGCCGGTGGAAGAAGTATAATATTCTCCATCCCGGTTATTATAAAACTGGATCCCCCGGCAATCTTTGAATAATACCGGATCTTGGTCGGAGAATAAAGTGTTATAATAGAGTGTTGAAGTAAGAAGGCGCCGGTCCAGCGCTTTATAGTTTTCAATTATCCATTTCATTTTATCCCGGTCAAATAATTCCGGAAAATGAGTCTCGGTATTCCATCCCGGATATCCCTTGGATCTGACAGCATCAACCGACCGGTATAATTGTCCCCACCATTTCTCAAATCTCTTTGGAATTTTATCAAAGGAATATATTGCCTTAAACTTACCGATCTCCAAAAGGTCAATATTATCCAGCAAATAGATATCATCATACATCCGGATGAATTGCTCTCCGGAATTTGGATGATTAAGGTAAAGAAGGAGTTTCTGTATAGCATCAAAGACGGAATTTTCCGGCATTCCTTCACACCGCTTATGATTTATGAAATAAATTTTATCGAGATTAAGCCATTCGGGGAGATCACCAACAATCCATAACCGGAATTCTATTTTCAGGTATTTTTCTAAAGATCGGATTGAATATCGGAGTTCTTCCCAGGTGGCCTCCTTTTGAAAATAAGGATAGTAAACATCAATCATATGGCGAAAATATTACTGCAATTGCAGTTGAGAAAGGACAAAAAAACCGGGCCATTTGGCCCGGTCAGCGTTAGCACCAATTAAGGTAAGGAAGGGATCAATTACCAGGAAGCAGATGTCGGATCATAGGTGATTGCACCTTCATAGAAGGCCATGGGAACAGATTGAATGGATTTGAAGGTTATTGTTGAGCCTTTGTCTTTTGAAACATCTTCTCCCCAAACGGTATCAATGGCATCGATGACTACGGTATTACAGGGTTCGCCGATGAGATATTTTTTGGATGCATTACAATTCTGGACGATAATCAGTCCTTTGAAGGAGATCCCATGGGCAGCAATCCATGCCTGGATAGCTTTTTCAATTCCGGGATAAAATCCAGCCAGGGAAATCTCATATCCACCGCAATCGTCATTCGATCCTTTAACCTTCTTCTGACTGGGTTTGATCGTTTTTTGGGTCATATAAAACCGGTGGAAATACTTATTGGCTTTTAACACGATATCATCCGAGATTGTAACACCATCCACCTCCCGGTCGGGAAACTGGCTCCAATCGATATCACTATTATGGATAAGGATGATCTCGGAGTTGATCCCCCCACCACCACCGACATTGTCTCCTGTGGGACGGCTAAGATCAATCAAAGATGTTGCCAGGGCTCCGGCTGGACCTGGGAAAATAATACTTGCCAAGGCAAGTGCGCCCATGACGATTCCGGGATCCCACCCGGTTGCAAGTGAGATACCGGCGCCTGCCAGCATCGCCATAAGCATGACTGATAAAATTCGTGCTATTTTCATTGTTGCAGATTTGATGTTAATAATTTAAGTTAATTGAACCGGCTTTATTCGCTGGCGCTGGCTTCCTCTTCGCTTACAGCACATGTGATTGCCTCTTCGATCGCGAAACCAACATTTTCGTGCCAGTCACCATGAATTGATATCATCCGATGGTAGGATTCGAATGTCGGATTGGAAATCCCATTATTGAGTTTTGTGAGCCAAATGAAGTTTTCTTTTGGTGTGGCAAACATCAGGTTTTGTCCTGCCATGCCGGCGAGTGGAGTCAATGTGAGGGGGGTTCCATCAATTAAATAATTGATCATACCTTTGTAATCAACGTTTCCTCCATAGAGATCTCTTCTCCTGCGCAAATATGCTGTGAACCATTCCGGAGCAATGCAAACATTCATTGGTTTTCTTTTGTATACTTGCTTTAAACCATCTGCAAACTTTTCGACTTGTTCGAAAATATCAAGAATAGTGAATGCTCCCAGGCCGGTGACAAAATTGATATTTGATGTTCCGGCCAAAAGTTTTGTCTTCAAAATGGTACAATATCCATCCATTGACTTTCCGGTATCCTGAGCAATATCTTCTGTCGGTTCCTCATATTCACCGGTGGCATACATTGTCATTTCTCTGTCTTCCGCAATTTTATCTGCCATTAAGACTTCGAATACATAACGGGAGATCGGCCATTGTTCTCTGTTAATGTCTTCTTGCGCCATAAAACCAAGCCAGCTTCCCATGATTTCATCCGGATAAAATTCAACATCAACTTTATGCCGACGATGAATAATGGTAATTGGGGTGAAGGTAGCATTACCTTTTGGGGTCCATTTCTTTTGAAATCCCTGGACAAGATGATCAATGGTGGCTTTTGACGCGCGGAAATCCTCATCCTGGATTATCCTGGTCATCTGATCTGTAGATTCTGTTTTTTGAAGGATGAGAGTCCTTATTTGAGACTGATTCTGACCTAACCAGGTCCCGAATTCGGATTTTATTTCGTCAATATTGATTGTTGGGGTCATTTTATTTTGATTTATGATGAATACTCAATGAATACTCAGGTTTATTTTTTGCCGGTTTCAAGTGAATCAGCAATTTCATTATGTTTGAATTTTGACGTAGGATCTTCTCCGTCGCCAGGAATAATGTCTTTGTTCTTCCCGGGGACGGTTTCTGTGGAAGCATCTTCTGCCTTCAGATCGTTGTATTTCTTGGTCATTGTGGCCAGAGAATCCTTTGTCGTTTTCAGGTCAGTAGTTAACTGATTTTTCTCGGTTGTGACAGTTTGAAGATTGTCTTCGGCTGTCTTTTTGGCTGCAACAATAGCATTAACGGCATTCAGCACATCATCAATTGTTGCTTCGGGAGCTAAATTGAGAGCTGCAATGAATTTTGCAAGATTTTCCATGATTATATCGATTTCGTTTGTTGATTCTGATTTATTACTAATGGCTTCCTTGATTCGATCGACCAATTCAGCAAAAAAATTCTTTTTATCCTGGTCCTGCCCATTTGAATAATACTGGATCATCTCAGCATAGTTCATGTTCTTTATATTGGCCGGCAGATTTGCGGTAGTCTCTTCGATCACATCGATAATTTTTTCATCCAACGCCTCTTGAGCAGTTAAGAGATGGTCTGTGAAATCGAAATATTTTGCTTTCAGCTCTTCGGCGGTTAAACCTGTTTTTTCGGTCATGGATTGAATCAGTGATCCCTCATAAACATTTAAGAAATCAATAGATTCCTGATGATCCTTCACATTTCCAACCGTAACGGTCATCGGGGAATGAAGCAGGATAATAGAATTTTTTGCAGCATGCCTGGTTTTCCCGGCCTCAAGGATGATTGCTGCCATTGAGGCGGCCAATCCATCATTGTAGGTGTGGATATCCTTTTTCGATTGAAGAATTACATTGAAAATGGGTAATCCCTCGTTGATTGAACCACCGGGAGAATTAATCCTGATATTGATCCGGTCATATTTAGCCTCAAGTGCCATGAATTCCGGAACGAAGTCAAAAGCAGTAGTATCGCTACCATCTTCATTAAACCAGGAGCTTCCAATGATCCCATAAATAAAGATATCGACCACTCCGGGGGTGTTTGCGCTTGTTTTTACATTCCAGAATTTTTTAGGCTTGTGCATAAAATAATATTGTGCCCTTTTTAATGAGAATACAATATTATAATGCTGTATTGCCTTAATAAAGGACTGAAAAAAGCATTATGTTCCGGGAATTCCGTCTTCGGAATGGATGAAAAGAGCCGGGTGCATCAGGTCGCCCAGGAATGTAACTTCATAACCGTTGAATCCCGGAACGTCGCCTGGTATTAGGAGTTTGTGGATTTTGGTGAAGGCGCCCTCGGTGGTTCCAAATAAACGGACCGTTCCGTTCTTATCCCTCACCTTTATCACTATTTTCCGGCCATCCATCTCAAATAATTGCTGTTCAGCATCGAGTCTATTCTTCGGAACCAGCATCTTGATGGTATAAGTATAGATCATTCCCGGATCGGTATCCTTTGGATCCGATTCTATATTAATGGTCCCATCTGATCCATAAAGATTATTCCATGTCTTTCCTGATTTTAAGATTACAACCGCAATTAAAGTTGCAGGTGAAAAGGATATGGAATCAATGTCCTTTTGATAGATCCATTTAATTGGGTTCACGCCCCCGATATTTACTCCTGTATGAATGTCGATGTTTGTCATGATGATTAAATTAATAAGAATTAAAAAAGTCAACAAAAGCCAACAAAAGTCAACAAAAGTCAACAATTATCTCAAAGTTTAAAAAATACTCCTTAAACTGACGACATTTTTTTTACTTTTCTTTTTACTTTTTTTCGTCTGGAATTTATTTGGTTTCTTTTATGTAAAAATCTTAGATAATCCTTTTCAAGTGTTGAATAAATATCGAGATCTTCGTTAAGATCAAATTTGTCAATAAAAATATTAATTGATTCTTTAATATTATATCCATTGTTTTTTGATTCGTCCATGTCGTGTTGAAAAATTGACTTGAAATATCTTGTTAAGCGAATAATGAAATAAGTTTTACTACATTTAGAAAGATAATTATTGTATATAACATTTTTGCTATCAAAATATGGAAGTCTTATTAATAACATTCCCTCATAATTACTATCTTCATGAAATTCTTTTGGTGGTCGATTCAATAAATGTTCCAAGGTCCTTAAGAGAGGACTACCTTTTGGAAAATCTATTGGCATCTCACCATAAAGTTTTCCTAAAAATTTTCTCAAATATGAAGGACATTCCATTTTTATTATAACGTCTGATGGCATGGTGATAAAGTTAGTTGTGTTTTGGGTTGATTTAAAGGTCATAATTAATATTTGCGGTTACTATGAGTTCTTCATTCCTTATTATTTTATTAATGATTTTTCGTTTTTTAAGATTAAGAAAGTAGGCTTGTAATAATTTATATAAATCAATATCAACAAGGGACCCACCAGGTAGATTTAGATAATCTGTTAAAACAATCGCACCATAATCCACCTCGGTTTCATTTAATCCGATTAAATCGCTTGTTCTTAAAGGTTTTAATCTCATTTTTAATCTCGGTATACCATCGCTTTGGTATTGAGAAAATTTATTTAATAATCTGATTAATTGTTCGTGACGTTCTTGTTTTTCGGTTTTCATATTTTTTTTTTAAGTAAAAATATATCTGTCATTTTCTTCAATAATAGTAGTCGTAAAAGGGAATCCGGTTACCGGTATTTGTTGAATCATTTCGATTAATGGTCCGGAAGAAGTAAATAATATATGCTTTATATCATTGATTGAGATTTGTAGATGCAGACATTTGTCAGCGCCTCTTTCCCGGAATGCCTGAACCTTTGATTCCTCAATCTTATGATCATGAATAATGATTTCCTTCCCCAGGATCTTCGAGATCTTGATCTTGTCACCGACAAAACTCTTCGCCGTTACAGTAATGCCGAATTGGTTAAAGTTGTTCATGCATACAATTTTTTCATTAAATGTTTGCCATTGCAATGTTTGGCCCATCCTTTATATGATGCAATCGATGCCGGGTTCCTGTTCCGGGCCAGCATCCTGGCAAAGTTCTGTTTGATGGTTTTGCGCAGGCGTGTATGCGTATGGAAGAAAACATACCCTAAAAAATCTATTCCCCTGGCATCCACCGGGTAAACCTGATAGTTGTCTTTCACTGTAAGTTTTAATTGCTCCTGCAGGTATTTGGTGATATCGGACAAGATCTGATGCAGGTAGGTTTTATTTCCGGCCATGATCACCAAGTCATCAGCATACCGGAAATAATATTTTACCTTTTTCTCCTCTTTGATCCAGTGGTCAAAATAAGTGAGATAGAAATTTGCAAAATATTGACTCAGATAATTGCCGATCGGAAGTCCATCGGTGCTATCGATGATCTCATCCAAGAGCCATAGAAGATCCTGATCTTTTATTTTCCTTCTTAGGAGTTGTTTTAAGATGGCATGATCAATGGATGGATAGAACTTGCGGACATCCATCTTTAAACAAAATTGTGTGCCTGAGATATCCTTGAGCGCGCATTTCACGGCATTGGCCGCCGCGTGGATCCCGCGACTTTTTATGCAACTATATGTATCAACTGTGAATGTGGATATAAACAGCGGCTCCAGGATATTCATCACCGCATGGTGCGTGATCCGGTCCGGAAAATATGGAAGTCGGTAGATGATCCTTTCCTTTGGTTCATAGATTGAAAAGGTGGTATATTCAGAAGTTTTGTAGGTCTTGTTTAACAGCATCTCATGAAGTAACCGGATGTTTCTCTCCCGGTTCTTGTCATGGAAGATAATGCCAGGCTGTTTCAACTTGCCTTTTCTGGCAATCTTATCTGCCAACTTGAGATTTTCGATGCTGCAGATCTGATGATATAAATTCCCTTTTCTTTTCATTGTGCCTTTGCTGTTAAAAGATCGTTTTCCCATCGGTACCAACGCTCTTTTCACTATCGTGATTTTTTGGCATGTTGCCAGGGTCTATGCTGCTAAAATAGCTTAGGTGAGAGCTGACATTCGTATTCGTATTATCGTAGTTGTAATTCGAATTCGAAAAGTCGAACCTGGACCTGGCCGACCGAACTATCAGCTGATGCAGCATACCACCGGAGAATTTCATTTACAGAAAGAACTTCTTATATTGCTCATTGAACTGCTTAAAAATATACAACGCCTTTTCAGATGAATCTGTGCAAAGGCGAGAGCCGACATCCGTAAACGTATAACCGCAGTAGTAATACGAATCCGAAAAGACGAACCCGGACCCGGCCGAATTAACTTGTCCCCAGGGATAATATTTCCACTGGCTCCTGTTTGTGAAGTCGGCCTTCCATCCATCATTTATTGCTTCGAAAATGACGAATAGTTCATAAACTGCAAGCCATGCCGCCCGGAATCTTGGTGGAATAATTGCTGGTAGGTCCTTTAGTTTAGGACGTTCAAGTTTTTGCTTTTTGAAAGCATCATTAATGGTCTTTATCGATTTGTAATCGAATGGGGTCTTGACCTTCCTGGTAGATTTTGTTTCCTTTTTCATGATTTTACTTATTAATGGTTAAAAGTTCCCTGTGAATTTCAATAAACTGCTTTCCAAAATAATCTGCCAGCTCTTGAGTAGGAAAGCAAAGGCGAGAGCCGACAGTCGAATCCGTAATAACGTAGACGTAAAACGAACCCGAAAAGTCGAACCCGGACCCGGCCGACCATTGAAACCAAGGATACCATTTTTTCTCATTTCTATCATTCCAGTTTGGTTCCCATTCGCCCCGGAGAACTTTTGCAATTAATTTCAGCTTTTTATAGGCTATTTCATCCAAAGTATCTGATGAATGATAAACATCATCAGGAAATACCCCAACCTCAATGCAAGCATCTTCAAAAGTTTTTATCCGGTCCATAATATTGTCGGAAAAAAAATCTTCTCCAAATTTTTCCATAAGGATTTTCTGAAACCATTTAGGGACATCCTTAAATAGCTTCTTTGCTGTGGGTTTTTCAAGGTTCAATGTTTCCATGGTAATTGATTTTTGATAATTAATGATTAAAATATTGTCTTTTGTGGTAAATCGTAATTCCAGACTAATACCTCAAATTTTTTTCGGTCATTCTTCCGCATTCCTTTATTATTGAATGTGTGAGTAGAACTGTGCCATTTGTTTTTCTCAATATATTCCTGCAACATTTCGCTATGGTAATTACTGATGAGAAACTTCCCTTTGCATGTTTCACACCATTGTAACAGCTTTTCAAATTCATCAAAAGAATATCCCTTATAGTGTCCTTGGTCAGCATTTGGATATGGTGGATCAATATAATGGAAGGCATCTTTAACATTTCTTGATTCCAGAACCTGGAGAGCGTCCCTATTTTCAATAATGACAGATTCTATTCTTTTTACTATTTCCATTGTGAAAGCATCCTTATTCCTTTTCATTACCGCAGGAGGTAATGTGCCCTGATCATTCGAATATTTAAGCCCCCCCCCGATCTTATTTCCATAACTTGAATTGCTGCACATCCAGAATGCCCATGCCACATCAACTTCTAAAAATAAATTCTTGTTTTTTATTATCAGAAGCGCCCTATCGTGTAGGGTTCTTGAAAAACAAGTGGATTGTATTTTCAGATTCAACTCTTCAAAATTTGTTTTTAATTGTTGATAAAAATTAATGACAATATCAAGGATGTCATTTATGGTTTCATTTTTTGCTGGTGATTTGGCAAAAAGTAATGCACCACCTCCGAAGAATGATTCAGTATATACTTTATGTTGTGGTATCATAGGTAGAATGATGGGAAGCATGGATGTCTTGCCACCATAATAAATAATCGGAGATCTCATAATTCCATTCATTTCACATCCTTTCCAATCGACATAAATCCCCTGGTTATCTTTCCGAAAAGAATCCCGGCCTGATCAGGATAAAAGAATACCAGGATGAACAGATAAATCGCGATCGCAAAAATCACGACGTTAACCAGGGTGCCCGACAGGCTTTCAATTTTATAGAGTAACTTCATTGGTTATTCATATTTTTATGATCCATAATCAATTACAACTATTTTGCCCTTGTAAAATCCGTAGCTATCGGATTTATTTTCTGCAGTAATAAGGCAGTTTTCGTTTACATGAAGTAACGCCTGAATGTCATCGTAATAAGTAATATATTCTTCATCACTCAATACTTTTACTTTTGGCATTACTATTAATAATCCAAATGGAAGATGAAATAATATCGGACAAACCCTACCAACAACATCCTTATTTTTACTGGTTTCAACCTCGCCTAAATTATTTAATAACCCCCAAAGAAAATTCCGATAGCAGTATAGGAAATTGGGTATTTTAAAAGCAAACCTTTTTGTTAAAAAAACAATTCTTGTACAACCTTGTCTATTTATTTTCATGGCTCTTAATATAAATTCTACCTTCTTTAAAAAATGGAAGCAATTTTTTTCCTTCCGTAAATTCTGAAATGGAGTGAACCTCAAAAACTCCTGAGTAAAAAGTTTCAATCAGATATTGAATTCCGATTTTCTTCCTGCCATGAACATGAAAATCATCCATAGTTGCTTTTTTGAATCCTTTAGGTAAGGTTTCGAAGTATGGAAGATTAAACCTGTCTATTTTTGGTTCCATAAAAAAAAATATTTTTGCATTTCCCAAAGCCAAAAACCCATCCCAACATCCCTACATCCCTACATCAAACTACACTTCCCTACGCTTCCCAACACTATTTTTAATATTAACTATTTGATTTTTAGTATTATAATATTTTGTAGGGATGTAGGGATGGTTTTTCATGATTTTTTTGAGATTTGTGATTTTTTTTATTTTTTTAGATTAGAATGGCAAATCGTCAGATTTTTCAATCCTTTCATCTGAATTATTGTCAGGTGTGATTTCTTCCGGTACCCGGTCAAGGTTCACCTGTTTTCCTAAAATATCATAGTCAAAACAATAACAAGAGGTAATTCCATCCTTAAACCGGTGGGAATTTTTATAACCAATGTAAGCCGGATGATGCTTTATGTAATGCATCAAACTCACCAGGTCAACCCCATTCGTGCCGGTTTGCTTACGATGGGCCTCCATATATAGCGGATGTACTTTACCGAACCGGATAAAAAGCACACTTTTTGGGTTTGGAAAGGAAAGTCTCTGCCGGTTTTCGTTCTTTAAAGTACAATCGAGATCCATTACCGATGAAATTTTAAAATCAGAGGCTTCTGTTATCAGTTTCTGGTCAAGCAGGAACTCAACCATATTCCAGAAGCTCGCCAGGGCCTCTGAACTTGAAATTTGAACCGATAACTCAGAAATCATTGATTTTGACAATTCATAAATCTTCTCATAAGAAAAATTAAACTCGAGTGGCGCCGTGGATCCGAGGATGATCTTGACCGGGGCCAGAATGGATGAAAAGTTGCGCACCAACCTTTCATCAAAGGATCTGTTTTCACTGATCATCTCCCCCTTTATCGTTTCCATAATATCTGAAAACACCATTCCGTAAGATTTGTCTACAAGATCCCGGCACATAATAATATCTCCGATCATGGAACTGAGACCCTGTAATTCAAGTTTCTTCAATTCGTCGTATTTGGCCATCTCTTCCGGGGTATATTTCTTCTTCTCGAATGATAAGAGGATGGATCGGGTAAAAAGGGCATTATCGTCCCGGGTGGGAAGATATTGCCCGGAGATGATGCAGGATGAATTCACCTTTGTAATCTCAGTCCGGCTATCCTTGGTCATTTTACCCTTTTCATGGCCCATTCCATCATAAGCGCTCTTGAGCGACTGGAACCTTCTCTCATCGGTGTTATTTGTATATTCATCGAACCATACCGTTGCATTCTTAACCCTTGAAAGCCTGCGGAAGAATCCGACTTGGGTACCGGAATTCAAATTAAATGCCGGCAGATTGTTGAAAAAGATGTTTGAAAGAGACCAGGCCAACTGACTTTTGCCAGATTGTTTTTCTCCAAAGAGAAACAGATGAGGGAATATCTTATATTTCTCATAAATCAGATCACGGAAAACAGATGCTATAACAAAGGCAATGGCAATGATGGCCTTTTCACCGTAAACATCGATCATCAACTTGGTCCAATCACCAAAATTCACCGGAGAAGGTTGCCAGATGAAATACCTGTCGTTCTCATATTCATCATCATCTTCACGAACATCATTATAAACGATACTGAAGGCCGGCGAGAAATATTTATTTTTCTTATGCTCGGTAATACCGAACCGATCAACCGGTTGCCATTTACCATTAAATATCCCATTGGCGAAAGCGAAGAATCCCTCGCGTTGCCATCCAAGTGTTTTCAATTCGTTACAAACCGGGAATTCATTGCTGATATTCTCGAGGATCTTCATGAAGTGAACTTTGGTTCCAAAGAAGATATAATTGCCCTCTCCATAAACAGATTGCTGAAATTGTTCTATCGATACAAAACTCTTCGAGGGAACATCGAGGATCCTTTTGAATCCATGTTCGTTTTCTATTTCTATCAACCGTTTGTTATCAGTTTTTGAATATATGTGGAAAAGCGGCCGAAGGATAAAATTTGAAGCCCGGAAAAGGCCATCCTTTGTAATAAAAAAGTATTTTCCTTTGTGGGAAAAGAACCCCATTCGCCTGGCTAACTTCTGATCAATGTCTTCCGGAAGTTCGATCTCGTCGATTACCATTTCGTCGGTTTTCAATGATTTTCGGAGAGATTTGAGTTTATCCTGGAAGATCTTCTTCGTGATCTTATATTTTTTTCCCAATGCCGTGATATCGATCTCTTCCTGAACCTGGTCTTCCAATTTGATAAACATCTCACAGATCTGGTTAATAGCCTCTCCCCTTTTGGTCAGATTATCACCGGCCTCTACGAGCAACTTCTCGGCCGTGATCATCAGCATTTCTTCATCAATTAATTCAACTGAAGGGAGATCTATTTCAGGCATTTTAAGGAGTATTATTGGGATGGCGGATTTCTTTATTACCTTCCAAAATGAGCTTATTTATTTTATCAGTATATTCCTGCAGCCGACCAGATAGAATTAATTGCCTGGTCATTTCATAGGGCGCAAGTCTTTTTTCCAATTCTGCCGTATAAGATCTCAGGAAGGTATTTTCCTGCCCAAGAAGCCGGTTCCTATCAATAATGAATTGAAGATCCTGGGTATATTGCCAGGCATAAAGCATGATCTCGGCAACATGGGACCAAAATTTATAACTTTCAGTTTCACCATTCTTCGCTTTTAACTTTGCCAGGATATCATTAATATCGGCAAGTTTGTTAAGAATGAGGTCCGGGGCATCCTCATAGAGACTATGATTAGTATCGTCCATTTGATAATCTTTCAATCAATATATCCTGTAATTTTCAAAGAAGAAGGTTCACAAAGAATAGGCATAGTATTGATAGCGGTACCGGCATGCTTAAACCCCACCAGTTCTTCCTCAATAAGATAAACCGGGACCTTCCCGTTCACCAGACCCTTCTTATTGTATGTCCGGCCTTTCTTTCCGTTTTTTGTTATCACCAACTTCCCCGGGTTTTTCATTCTGTCTCCTCCAGTTGAAGTTCTGCGATTCTTGAAACCGGTTCTTTATCATTCTTTCGGAAAAGACAGAAAACCAATTGTTGTTTTTCCCAATCAATCTTTGAATTTTTATACATTGTTTTGATGATATTCCGGCATTCGGTGGCTGGGTAACCAGTATCAAGGCCGGCTACAAATTCATTTATTTGATCGAGCCTATAATATTTGAAATCAATAAGGGTAGCATAGCAGAAAAATACATCCTGTTTATTCTTCCGAATGCAGATCTCATAAGTTTTGAATTGGACAAATCGTTGGTCATTCCTCAACCGGAGGGTGGTGAAATATTTCCCGGCCAGTTTATTATTCCAATTAAATGAGAAAACAATCTTATCGGGATTTGAGTTCATCATCAATTGCTTTTATTAATTCCTGAATTAAAAAAAGAGGATGATAAATACCATTAGAAGCATTATCTAATTGAATCTGTGTTATCTGATCAATAATTTCATCAGGTGTGTCAATCGTAAAAGATTTAATTTTTTCTTTAAGAATTTTTAATGAAATCCTGATAAGATTCAAATTGACAGTTGAAAAATTTGTAAATGATTTCATGATAGGTCCTGATTTATATCAGACTGGTTTGATTTTGAAGAAAGGGTCCGGCTCATTTCACGAAGCCGGATTGCCCTTTCTTTACTTTTTTCGAAAATTCTCATTTCTTGATCATCCTTGGTGGGTGATCGGCAAAGGATCTCAATGGCCTGATTTTCTTCCGGTAAACTCGGTTGGAGTAATACCGGTTCATTTTTTGAAAGAACCTGGCCAAATAGATCTAATTGTTTGGATTTTGGATGCATTATTTTAAATTATGCCATGTGAAGTTGCATATACAGAAATACCGGTTTTAGTAAAGCAACCAATTTTATGAGCAATAGTGGTGCATTCACGATTGACCGTGTGCGTTGAAATGTGAAGGTTGGAGGCTATTTCTTTATTAGTTTTATCAGTGCAAATTTCCTGCATGAGCCTAGTTTCATGAACCGTTAACTTTCCGTTTTTAACATTCGGAAGTTTGCAAACTAATCCATGGCCAGGACAACTATCTCGATGGCCACAATCCCAATATTCTCTATGGATGATTCCTCCATTATCCGCGATATCAGCATTTTTGTCAAATTCCCCAAAGTTGCATATTGCAAATTGGTGAAGTTGATCGATGGGATCAGTTATTCCCATGGCCTTAATCCCGATCATTGCCCTTAGATCATTCTCAAGCAAAGCGCGAAGGACTCCCGCAACATCTAATGTGATTTCATTCCAGTTATGCATTTTCCCGTCGCTGATATAATGAACTTCACCATTTGTTGAAAAAAATTCAACCGAATCATTAAGAAATCCGGGAGGAGTGTTGTCTTTTTCCATTTGATTTGATTTTATTTGTTCAATTTTTGTAGCGCCGGCAAGGATCGGACTTGCGCTCTCCAGGTTATGAAAGTAACTTACGAAAAATTGCCCTGGCGTGTTACCTCTGCACTACGGCGCAATTATTAAAGCGCTGCCACGCGCTTTTTTTCTTTTTCTTTTTCCGATTTCAATTCTTCAGCATATAACAATGCTTCCTCGATGATGACAGTATTGTATTTCTTATCATCAGGATCTAATACCTGGTAGATATAAGCAATGGAAAACACAAATTGATGTTTAGAAAAAATTCGCTGCTTGAGAATCTTCGCGAAGCCTATAGGTAAAGAATCACGTAATTTCTTTAATGATTTTTTATCAAGAGCCATAGTGATATATTGGTATTTACTTTAGTTTGTATATTGTATTATATTTGTTTATTAATTGTTTACAAATATATGGTATATTTTCATTTTGTCAATAGTAAATATTCATTATTGGTATAATTTATTTTCATTATAAATATACAATGCTGGATTACAAGACAATAGCCAAAACAATTCAGAATAAAAATTATTCGCTGAAATACTTTATTCCCCGTGTAACCGAAATGACGGTTCAGGGTTTTAAACTTGCTTTGAAGAAAAAAATATTAAAGGTTAAGACGCTCGAAGAAATTAGCAAAGCACTCGATTTAAAGATGAGTTATTGGTGGGAGAATGATGATCCTGGAAATATAATGAATGAAGCCCAGGGAAGTTATACTTCATCATTAAAAAAGGAAATCGAGGGACTTGCTTCCGAACATAAAAAGGACCAGGAAACAATTGGGCATTTGAATAAATATATTTCAACTCTTGAGGAGAAAATAGCCAAAAAGACTAAAACTGATTGATTATCTTGAAATTAACTTTAAATAAAAACATCAAGTAAACTGTATGCATTTTATTTTCATAACTGATTTCCCTTCTGGTGTTTAATATATTCCCATGCTTACAGTAATACGGCCTGTATGATTATTTTGCACCCTTCTTATTCATAATCAATTAAGGTTTCGCATACTATTAATTATAGGACAAATACCAAATTTTAACATCTTGTTAATCAACAACATACATATTTCAAAAAACATGCTAAATTTGTACATGATGAAAAAAATTAAACTCAATCAAGTGAAAAAGCCAGATAAATCAAGCATTTATATCAATGCACAACGGTATACTCTGAGTCTTGGAAATGGGGCAAAGCTCTCATATACAAATAAAAGAGCATTCAACTCGGCCGTGTTCCATATCAATGAAGATCTGACCGGGATCCTTTATCAGATTAACGATGCATTCGTCTTATGCTTTACCGAATACCGTCGTTTGTGGTTTTATCTTGAAAATCAACATTTTCGTACTTTACATAAATCTGATGAGTTTAATGTTGAGCTTACCAGACTATTCAATCTCCTGTCCGATCGTAATGGTTGGGCCAACGGAAATTATTTTGCCTTCAAATATTTTTATATGATAATTGATAATCTGGTTGGTTGGCTGGATAGCCTGATTGATTTACGGCACAAAAAGAAACAGTATGTTGAAATGAGGTTGTTGCAGCGAAAGCAAATGGAAATTTCCGCCATCAGGAATACCCTGGAAAATGTTGGGAAAAACCAGGAATAAATATCCGGAAGGTTAATCCGAATCCACCGGTTCCATCTTCTTCTTCAAAGCCACCAGATAACTTTCGGGAACCTTTATTAGCCACCGGAACGAAAGTGTGTTCATGTCGCTGATATCCGGATCGTAATTATATCCTGCCCGGGTGAGCTCTTCGCATAGATCCTCCTTCATGATTACAATGGTTGGATTGAATGCCTGGATGGCATCAAAGATCTCATTGGTGGAAAACGAAAGGTTTGATTCTTCGGAGTTGGTGGCCGGAGGAAATTTCTCCTTAAAACTTGTGAGAACTGTTAAAAGATTTTCCATAATCATCAATTAAAAAAGACGGCCCGGTGAGCCATCTACAATATTAAAGAATGATTATTTTGGATAGTTTTATAAAAATTGCGTGTTGGTTTTAATAGCATCCAAAATCTCTTCAAGAGTTTTTCCATCCGGGCATATCTTTCCGAAAAGATTAAAGTAATCACTTCTTGTTTTAATTAATAGGTCAAAAGATTTTGGGGTTTCGGATTGAATAAGAACAGGTGTTGTGGCGTTCAGTCCTTTTTCTTCTTGAAACTTTTGCCATGCTTTACTTCCAGTTGCAGCGGCAACAAGCAATAAGATGATGTAGGTGGGTATGCCGGGTAAACTCTTTATATTATCCCTGAATTCCAAAGGTGATAGTATCGGTTTCTCGGTAGTAATTTGTACCAATATGCCATCCTTTGGAGTAATAGTGGTTTCCTTAATGGTTTGTGTCATGAGTTTGGACATATCCTTTATTTGGATATTCGTCATATACCACGATGCAAAGAGTAGAATCATTGCACCACCCAACAGGATAAAGAAACCTTTCCTGTTTGCCGATTTTGCAATCATACCATTAGGTTGAAGTTCCTGCAAAAATCCTATATCTGCTTTTCTCATGGCTTTTGTTTTTTGATGGAATTTATAATATTGTCAATCATTTGTTATTCACAAATTTATTTATTCGACCAATAAAATTTGCTTTTTAATTGTCATTAATTTTTTACTAATGATATAGCACTTATTGAGAAATTACAGGTGCTTGGGGTTTCAATCACAAAATTACCCTCCGTATAATTTACGGATACTGTTAATGTAACAGTATGTGTCCCTGATGTCATTACAAAATCATTTGATTTTTTAGCTAATGTTACACCCCTCCCTAAATAACAGTAATATACATTTCCACTATTAACAGTAGCAGTATAGGTAAGTGTGTATGTTTCTCCGATGTAAAGTGGGCCGATATTATTAGTATAACAAGCTCCTCCCCCGGTAGTATTTATTGCAGAATTTATTACTGAACCGGTTGATGTAAAAGTTTCAAATGGATAAGCCGATAGGTTTGTCCAACTTAATATCCTTTCTGGGTTTACCGGTGCAGAATAGTTGTATGCTCGTATAGCCCGTACACTTACTTTAGAGGTGGCTTTTGTGCTTTGTTGCATGTCAGATGATACAAAAGATAATGCCCAATTTTTATCATAGGATGCTTCTGACGATGAATGATACCAGTCTCCTATGAATCCCCCAATAGCTGTTTTATGCAAATACATCTGGGCTAATTCGTCTTTCGATGGCAAAAACCAATCGGTATATCCATTCAAAGTAAGGGTGTCACATAGGTAAGCTGCTATTGCTGTCGTTTTACAACCTTTTAAAATTTCCGCAGTATTGGATACTCCTGTGCCAATAGTTGTTGATGTAAATGGAATTGAAAATGTTTCACAACCCCATACGGCAGATGCACTTTGGTCGTGGGTTGCAGCAATTAATCCGCTAAGTCCATCAGTTGATGTATAGAACACTATTCCCCCACCGTAGGAATCCCCAATTTCGGGAAAAGTTGCTCGACCCTTTAACCCGATATAAAAATATTTAAACGAGGGTGTCCCGTCAAATTTCATCCAAATGGTGTTACCGCAAGGAATCACGGGATTGTTTAACGCATATTTTTTTGTTACCACTCCCTTTGTTGTTACCGTTGTTTGTGTAACCACCAAAGATTTTCCGGTTGCCGTTTCGTTAGTACCCCAACATATACGTGGTTTTCCTGTGGGCGATGTCGCATTTGAGCCTATCTTAAAAATTAAGGTATCATAAGTTTCACCGGATGAGTACCCTAATATATGAACACTATCTGCCATTTGAATTGTATCTATATTTATTTCATGTAAAACCCTCATTGCGTCAAGCGGAGAATACGTTTTATTGGCATACAAAACTGAAACTAACGGCCCTTCTGCCAGAAGGGTATCTTCAGGAAATATAATATTATTTTTGAAAAAATTGATCACGGTTTGATGGGTACTTAATTGAGAAAGAACGACCCCAAAACCCACCCTGTTACCATTGTAATGAATCACTGACGGGTAACCATAATTAGAAAGAACATTCACGGTATGTGGGGCACTCCATATTGTTGGACTGTCTAATAATTTTGTTGCGTCTGCATAGCGGTAACGAAAACTTTGGTATCCAAATCCTACTGTGTTTCTATAGTAGCAAACGACAACAGGGGCGCCATTGGGAGGATAAACCAAATTCAGCCAAGGGCTGATTAAATCTCCATTTTCAAAATTAGTTATTCCTTGATTAGTCCAAGATGCACCATTATCTTCGCTTTTAAATTGATAAAAATTAAACGGAGTGAGGTCATCTCTTGATATTGCAATTATTGAATTTCCGCCGATATATAATACATCAAACTCACTAAGCCATCGCAAACCCGAATAAACAGTGACATCGCCTCCCCATGTAGTACCATTATCTGTTGAAAATATCACATGAAGCTCATAATCCATTTCCGGCGCACTTCCGTTTTGAATGTAATAAGGCATCATCAGTTTGCCCCCCCCAATGGGTATCATTTTGCCGTAAGGAGCATAAAGAGCAGATGTTCTGGGATGAGGAAGTGTTCTATAAGTTGACCAAGTTTCGCCTTGATCGTCAGAATATATATAACCCCAATCAATATCTAAACTTGTTGTGAAATTAAACCTGCGAAAAAACAAAACAAACCTTTCGGTTGGCGTTAATCCACCGGCAGGATTGTTGTCAAGATATGGAGAATTGTATACGGTAGTTGTGTCTGACCATGTATTTCCATCTGTGATGGATTTTCGTTTTACAATCCCACCCCTATTGTCTCCCCCATCAGAATGTCCATGAAAATATACATATAGCAATTTCCCATTTAAATATCGACCTAAAACCCCATAACCGTCAAAAGTTGTATCAGGTAATGCACCTGGATTTAAGGGACTCCATGATGATTTGTCTGTATTTACCTCCGATTTGAGATCATAACTTGACATCCCTGTCTGAGTTTGAAAATATAGACTTCCAGATAAAGTTAGCCAACCCTGAGCAAGAGCATAAGCAAAGGTTTGTGTCTTGGTTACCGCATGGGTTAATTGATAATGTGCCCTCCGTGCCTTATTATAAATTACCGTTGCAGAATCCAGACCGGTTCCTCCAAATGCGGCGGCATCATTCTTCACCTGCCATTCGGTTAAGGTTGTTTGGGCGAAAAGGGCGATCGGGAAAATAAACCCGATCAAAATCAATAAAATTTTTTTTGTTTTCATTATCAAAAAGATTAAAGGTTTATAAATTGAAATTCTTTCCATTCATACGCATCCGAATCATTTTTTATACAGATATAAAATGAATCAGCTACACCCGTATCCCCAAGTAACTGTAGTTGCCTGCCGCGATAACCAACTCCCGGAGCAGGTAAATCTGTGACCGGGATAATGGTCTGTAACATAGCGGGAGTACATTTTTTTGTTGCACCACCCTGTACGATCGGGACTAATTCTGTTCCATCCAGAGCGGTTGCTACCGGATATTTGGAATCTGATATTTTTGCCATACTACTTTATTTTAATCATATTAAATATTTATAATTCATCCAGTAAATCCTCGCCATCTTCATCCAGTAACGGTTCATGTGTTTCATCCATTAATACATTGATAAAAACAGGCTCATCCCAGGTTGCAACAAGGGGCAATCCCACACCAATTTTGACTGTATTTATCATAATCGAAAGTTATTAATCATTATACAAAATGGTAATACCGCTGGCCGTGGTAAGTGCAGAAAACACCCTGCGTACCATTATCGGTAATACTTCTTTTTTCTCCAGGGCCCATACCTGATGTTCCCCGCCGGCTGTTTCTACTTCAACATTGCCGGGGGATCCCATTACCATTACATATACTGGCCCCTTAAAGACTGAATTATCGGGCGTAATGGTCTTCTGGTGCGTAAAAGTCAAGTTTTTAATGTCCATTGTGATTGATTTTTAAAATATTAATAAATTCACGATTCATCTAATAAATTCTCGCCTGTTTCATCCAATAATGGGTATCCCATTTCATCTAATAAAATACCCGGGGGAATTGATAATTGAATTTCCTTCCAATAATAAGTTCCGGCAGCGTTTTTAAGACAGATATAAAACAGATCATCTACCTCATTCCCACCATCAAAGAGTACTATTTTCGCTCGATATACTATTGTCGGGTTTGGTAATTCTGTAACAATCGGAATAGAGAAATCTGCAAAATATCTATGAGGAGCAAATATTTTTATTGTATTTATCAGATCCTCAATTGAAGGCACCTCTCCCCCATTATAAGATTCAATTTCAGAATATTTTAGTTGATGGATCCGGTTCTTAATACTCAAAAACCGGTCGGTATAGATGAAATAGAGGGAATTCGTATAGGTTGTATCGATATGGATCAACAGGATATCGCGCACCGGGATCTTTAAGATGCCGGTAGCATGAGAAAATGTAAATTCAATATCATTCGCGGTCAAAAGCATAGATTATTTTTATATTTCTGGAGCGCGTACAATTCCTGTGAGAACAATAAATTGTTTGACTCCATCCACACTTGCAAGAGAAACTTCAACCGTTTCTCCTTTTTGGATTACTATCGTTGATATTCCTCCAATAGTTACCGTTCCACCGGTTGCCGATATCGCTGTGACATTCGCATTTCCAAGATTCATGATTTTTGTATTTCCTTTCCAATTCACATCATCAAGTATCAGATCGATCTGTGTAGTTGGGTGAGAACAAACATAAAGCCCATCTTTACCATCAAGTTGTTCATCCGGACTTTCAGATATTGTGGTAATTGGAGGAGGTGGTGGTATCTTATCAGTAACAATATGTGTCCCGGTAAGATCCAGCAAGGTAACAATGGTATACCACATATAAATTACCATTACCGAGATTCCTGAAGTTATATCTGCATCCCCTGAGAACCCAACTCCCACGGCCTGGTTTTCATGAATATCCCGGTATTCAAATTTTGGCTCAGTCATCCCTGCCAAACATGAAGTCGGATTCTTCAGATAATAATTTGGGAAATAGCCAATATCCTGAGAAGTACCATCCGGCGGATTACCATAACAAACATTCAAAACCTGGGTCCCGATATTAAGTGGTGTTGTGGGATCACAGGATAACATACAGCCAATTACTTTAATTGCCTTTCCAGTTCCCGGAGCCGGTATAACCGCAACCGCACCATGTTTAAAACTCCCCCCATGACTGGCATCAAAGGGATGAGTAATAAAGTTCAGGCCCAATCCTTCAAATAAGGCTTTCATGGCATATAATTCGGTAAAATTATCATTGATCATATCACCACCCGTATTTAGTGGTGTTCCTGTATGATCATCTGGGTGGGTACCCAGTTTTATTATTTGTTGAGTCATGACTGGTCTTGATCAAAGGTTATTAATGAATTATCAAATGTTATAATCGAGGAGTCCCAAGTTAAAGGAACAGGAGATTGTGAATTTCCAAGGCTTATTGGTGCATAAAACTCATCATTATATGACCGCCGGTATTCAATATCAAGCTGGACATTATCATCCATGTCCTTGCTCCGGATCACCTTCTTAGAAGTGATGACAACCGGATAGCAGCGCCCATCGATCACCTCATAGATTTCCCGGCTGAGAAACATATCGCGTAGCCATTCCAGGTAATCTTTTTTCAACCAACCGGTCGATCCGGCGAAAGTTTGTTGTTCGGGATTCTGAAATGATTTATCAGGAGCATTATAAACAGTTTCTTCATCTTCAATAATGGTATATCCCTCCTGGCGGTCATATTCCAGGTCGCTTTCAATCTTCCCGGTTAAAAGCACTGTATCATACCAGCCAAAGGAATTCCGGAAGATAAATTGCCGGTCATGCTCGCGCACATGAGTATCGAGGACAAACTCAAAAACTTCACTTGCCAATCCTGAACCATTTGTCAGCCATACCCTCCAACCGGTAATTGTCTTGCCTAACAGATCCAACCCAAGGTCTGTAAAACCCACCTGGAGTTCAATAACAGAGAAATTTACCATTGTAATGGTATTCAGGTCGATTATTGAATTAGAATCATCATCGAATAAAACTTCTATATGCGGGGTAAGTGAAAGATTATCATTATTACAAGCAAGGAAGAATAATCGCTCGATCTGAGTAGTTGTGGTATTTTTCCTGCGTGGACACCAGGTAAGGAATCTTGTCAGATTAACGGCATTTTCCCAGAATGAATCATCCTGTTCATTCCACCATACCCTTGCCTCGCGCGATAATCCTCCCATCACAGCATAACGGATATCGTCCTGGGCAATGGCAAGATAGGTGTCAATATATTTTTCGCACCAGGCAACAAAATATCGTTTTATTCCTTCATAATGAATCGTTGAATTATGGATATCCGGAACAATATGAAAAAGTGGCGGGGTAAAATCTTCAATCAAACCCTGCAGGTAATCCGAAATATCAAAAACGGCATTTCCTTCTTCATCCACCGAGCGGAAGTCTTCACCTACCAGGTCACCGCCGGCGCCATGCACCTGCAAAAGGATCCCAAACCCAGCCCGGTACCCGATATCGACACCGGCGGTATGAGACCCCTCGGCAACCCCGACAATATTGGTATTGACAAACCGGATCGTAAAATCGGTTCCTTTTTGTAAAGCCGTTATGGTAATGAAATCCGCGCCATAGGAAATATCATAATTATTAAAGAGAAAATAATTCTTTAGTAAGGCTGCGGCAAAGAGAACAATCCAGTCGGCCACTGCCATTCCCGAAGTGGCTGCCGGGATCTCGTTCCCCGAACCGGAATCTGTGCTTTTAAGTGCGAATACCTGGCTGGCATTATAAGTATTAAGAGCGAAAGAATGATCTGGAGTTGTATCAATAGAAGTAAATTCAATAGTAAGCGAAGCAAATTCTCCCTGGGATGATACAAAATTATCGCTCTGCAGCGCATAGCGGGCAGGGTTTCCTGCAAAAGATATCAAGGGAGGACGTTTGACCAATGTGATCATGGTGCAAATTAACCTTAATGAAAAGAGTTTTTAAAGGACAGAATTATGGGCAAGGATAACATTCCAGGATGGCCGGCATAATCATATCTTTCTTCAATACCACCTGAATATCTTTAATGAGATATTTTGTTCCATTGATCATGTATTTCCGCGAAAAATCAAAATTCTGAAGCTCGGCAAATTCCATCTGTTTTGTTATCTTGACAAGTTTAGTTGATAAGCGGAACCGCAAAAATTCTTTCCAGAATTTACTGAACAATCCTTTTGCCCCAGGGAAAAACAATGAATAATTATCACTTTCATTCATTCCACTGGTGAAATAATCTATTTGATTGATGGCTAAGGTTGGTAAGGCAAACAAAATCCGGGGAACAATTTTCTCCCAATCATCTCCCTTATTTCCACATATAAGACCTCCTTCGATGGGCGGATTAACCGATGGGACGGGTGGACGATAATTGAGGGTTGAAAGTGCCGTTTCAATTGTTTGTTGCGGTTCTTTTTTCGCATCCCTGAAAAAAAACATTGATTGACAGGAATAAGTGCCATAATACCAAAACCAGGTTGTGGGACTATCTTTCAAATAATATTTATGTTCATCTTCAACGTAATAAATATCCAGAAATTGGGCAATTGGCCAGGGAGGTAGATCCATGAATGTTTTTACAGACCCTTTGATTTTATCTTTAACCTTATCATCCTGATCTTTGATATATTCCATTTTTGGATCATCCCCATCAATATCCATTTGTGAAACAAACCCAAACCCCTGATCTTCTAATACTGTTTGAATGCTTAAAATATTTTTTGAGAATTCAATAAATGATGAATCTAAAATGATCTTCTTGGTGGGAACAATACGAATCTTCTTATTGATCCCATCAATAAATGTAGCCGAACAGAAATATTTTTCAAGAGCCCCAATGAAATCAATGAGTAATAAACCTGGAATATGATTATTAAACCGAAGGTCGGAAATAAGCGAAGTAATACCATTATTACAATTAAAAGAATTGTAAAGAACCAATCTGGATAATTCAGGATCAGGAGTAAATAATTCATCCGTTAATTTATATCCTAATTGTGAAGAAATTAATGACAAAACATATGGAAGATAGAGCATGGGAATAATTATGGTCCTGTCACCACCGGTGGTTAATGTCCATAGACGGGCGCCCCCATGAAAATCATTATAAAGTTGAAGGTCCGGATCTGTTGTCGGCGGATCAAAAAAAAGATCATTAAAAATTGTAGGACAGGCAAAAGGATAATCAGGGTATTTTGAATCCTTTGAATTTGTCAAATACCACATTGCATCTACTTCTGTGGCAAAGGTTTTATCTCCATAATCAAATTGGTTTAGATTTAATTTTTTTGCTTTAGCATAGAAATCGCTATCGCTATTAATGATCGATCCTTCCAAAGTTTTGGGATCTAAGGTTTGCATTTTCACAATCCCAAAAAAGAGAGGATGTCCATTCCATAGGAATGTTCCAGGATTGGATTTATATACATCGGTGGTAGACTGGATCCGGTGCCGGAACCCGAATATTTTACTATTTTTTGATGTATTGGAAATTTTGAATGGATAAGAATAGCTGCCCAGATCATTGAAGATCGGGCTTTTCAGGTTCATGGTGAAGGAGAAATCATCACCAAGATCTATATATTTATCATCAATTTGAAGGTCAAGCATGTTTATTAATTTGTTTTTGATGCATCTTTTTTAATCTGATCAACCTTACCTATTTCTTCCATTAAATGATCATAAGAGAGATATGCAGGTGTTTTTATTTTTGAATTTTTATTAAATTCCTTTAAGGCGGCTAATAGTTCCGGATCCTTCAAATAAATAATTTTATCACTTGAAATTGAAGATTTAGAAGATGAAGGATAATTGCCGCCTGTAAATTGTGGTACCCGCGCAAAATTTATAGCATTCAGAATCCATGGGAAGTTCATCTGAAGATTTTTAATTGTAGGTGCATCGACAACCAATTCGGGACCGGCCTCAGAAATAAGGGTGGGTTTGGCCAGGATTCCTTTTTTTGAAGGATTGATATAATTTATTTCTGATGATCTTTCATCATCCTGATCAATAACCTCATATTTACCTTTTGCAGATTCCCGGATCTTGACCCTTTCAATAATATTCAAGACTTCCGGGAAGTTCTCCTGTAAATTTTTTGTCGTCCTCGCATCTATAATTAATATAGGACCTTCCTCCGATATTAAAGTTGGTTTTTCATAGATTCCTGTCTTTGGCTTTCCGCTCCATTCTGCTGAATAGGTTTTTCCATCATCCTGACCAATCACATTATATTTACCATCTGCAGATTGCGGAACCCTGGCCTTTTCAATAATCTCCAATACCTCCGGGAAATTCTCCTGCAGATTCTTGGTCGTTTTGGCATCTATAATCAGTTCGGGACCCTCTTCCGATATCAGGGTTGGTTTATCATAGATCCCCGTCTTTGGCTTACCGCCCCAATCTGCAGAATAAGTCTTGCCATCATCCTGGCCAATCACATCATATTTACCTTTTGCTGCAGCGGGAACTGGGGTGGCAATCAAGACAGCCAATTGAATTGCATCCATTGCTGCGACAATTATTGGCATGACAATATCTGCAGGAGGAGCAATATTTGAAGCCTGGATAATGGCTTGCAAAAGTGCAATGGTGGCATTAAAAATAGCTAATTCTTTTTGTCGGACCGCCTGGTCATGTGCGACTTTCCTTTTTTTAGCATCAGCCTCCTCATCCATTTTAGCAATAGCATCATCATATTGCTTCTGGGTGATTTTCTTGGAATCTAATTGTTTTTTTAAATTATCTTTCTTTTTATTATTAGCATCCTCATCTTTTTGTAATCCCTGGTTTTCAATCTCATTTTGAGCATTAAAAATGGAGGATAATGCCCCAATGGCCACCTGGGCCATTTCCAAAAGAGATTTAAGCTCCTTTGCGCGTTCTTTTCCCAGGGATTTATAAAAATCACCCCAAATCTTTTCCTGGGAATCAGCAGCATCTTTTGCAGATTTTTTCTTAGCAATAGAAATTTCTTTATCAATTTTTAATTCGGCATCACGCTGTGCTTCGAGTAGTTTGCGTTTACCGGCCATATCAAGATCACCAAATTGATCGGCCCCTGATCGGGATGACATAGTTCCTGATTCGGCCTGATTCAATAATTCCTGATTTTTTAGCGCATATTTTAATATTATTGCCTGCCTATCCTTTTCAGTAAGTTCAGTATTAGCAAGTTCAGCATCTTCCTGCTCTTTCAACCATGCCTGGCTGTCAATTAACCATTGAGTCGAACCTATTTTATCAGCCTTGATCTTTTCGGTCCATTTATCAGTTTCGGCTTTATTATCTAATGTTTTTTTGAGTTGTCTATATTTTTCCTCAATATCTTTTATTTGTTGCTCAGTAAGATTAGCATTGCTGAGCTCAATTTCCTTCATTTTATCGAGAAGAGTCTTACTATCTGCAAACCATTTTGCAGATCCATCGATATCAGCCTTGACGATTGCTTCCCATTTTTCTTTTTCAGTTTTTAAGGAATCCTCGATTTTCTTCTTATCATATTTCTGATTGATCTTATCCGCTTGTTGATTTGCCAGGTCGATCAAAGAGGCACGCAGATCATTCTCCTGTTGCGAATTCCCTTTTATCTTATCAAGATCACGGACCAGATCAAGTTCAACCATCTTCAATTCCTTCTCGCGCTCATCCTGGATCAATTGAATAAGACTTTCTTCTAGTTTTTTCCTTATATCAAGAAGGAATTTCGAATAAGTTTCCGCTTTATGAACTAATTCCTTCTGGCTTTTATCATCTATACCCGCGATTTCATTTGTAACTGTTGCTTTTTGTTTTAGCATCCGGCGGGTTGACATATTATATTCATTTTCAATATCAGATATGTTCTTTTCGGCACCCATTAATCCACTTATAACTTTTGGTATACCAGTGGCCTCATCTATTTTTCCACCAATTTTGTAAAATTCACTTACCTTTTTTGCCAATTCTTTATGAAATCCGGTCGTTTGCTCTGCTGCGGTTGTTAATTTCTTATATCCTGCAACTTCTACCTCTAATTGACTTTCACGGGTTTCGTTTCTTTTAGTTCTTGCATCTTTGAGATTTAATTCTGCCTGGTTTAATTTTTCGAGGTTCTGATTATAGAATTTATAATATTCACGCTCATCAGCATTCATATTAGCGATTTCTAATGCTTCCTTTGCTTTTAATTGGATATGAACAGTAGCCTGATTGAATGCTGTATTTGCGGTGAGTTCCTGTTGTTTGGCCACCTTAATATCATTATCCATTACTTCATGCATCAAATCAAGATATTTTTGGATTGCTGTCAGTTTATCTTCTTTTGATGTGGCAGTATAAATATCCTGGTATAATGATGTTGCTTCGGCCCTTAATTTTGAATTTTTTAGAGAATTAGTAAGGATCATTAAATTAAGTTTTTCCTCCTGTTCAACAAGATCCTTTGCTAAACGACTCGCAGTTTGAAAATTGGTAAAGATATTTGACCAATCCCCGGTATTTATACTTATAAACAATGAATCAAATCCCGCTTTCAATCCCTCAATTGTTCCCCTTAAGGTTGTTGCACTTCCCCATGTACTATTTATAATATTTTTAATTCCTTCAAAAGCGCCATATGCCACCGCTGTTCCTGTTATCATTCCAGTTCCAAAACCTGTAATTTCTTTCACAATATTTTGAAACGAATTCCCACTTTCATTTGCCTTTCCTGTGACCTCTCCAATCTTTCCTTTTAAATCATCCAATTTCTTTTTTGCGGCTGCATAATCGGCATTATTAAGAGGATCCGGAATTTTACCCAATTCAGCACCTAATGCCCGGGCGGCCGCCCTCATTTCATTAAGAGTGGCATTGGCCTTCTGTCCATTGAGAATTACCTCAACCCTTGCTTCTTCGGTTTTATTTGCCATAATTATGATATTGATTTTGATTCGATTCCTTCTTTAATAATTGGCCCGGAACCATTAGCATAACTTTTTCCCATGATCTCACTTAATCGCATTACTTCATGTGCCAATGTTTTTGAATACCATTTCTTTGGTTTTCTTTGATCCCCAAGCATTTTTCCAACTATTCTTCTATTGGTGGCATTAAGTTTCACATCATCGATCTTGGTACCTCTTCCGACTCCCATATCAACAAATCTTCCATAATAGAGAAAAGTAAAATTGATTTTAGCGATATCACCATTAGCTTGTTCAATCACGGTTTTCACAAATGATTGCCATAAATGATTAGTCCGTACCATCTTAAGTTTAACCAATCGCTGTCGCCAAATCTTAATGGTGATATCCGCCCAAGCTTTTGCAACCTCCGGGTTATTGATCTTGTCTTTAATATTATCGGCCATCAGGTCAGTTCTATTTTTGTAATAATGATCTTTTCCACCGTATCAAAATCTGTATTCTCCTTGATTTTCTTCAGGGCATTTTGCCTGGCGCCGCGACGGGTCATAGCATCAACCTCTATTTCACGCGGATAGAATGTTTTTGGGGCAACCTTAACCTGGTAATAAACCCTCCATGTTTTCATAATGCAAAGAAAAACCGGAGGAAGGGTTAAATAAAGGACATAAACAATAGCAATATTTTACTATTGACATAATATAGGATTATTTATTAACTTGCTGGCTTAAACCAACAAATCAACATCATGAAAAAGAATATTATCTTTTGTCTTATTCTACTTTCTTCATGTAGTTATAGCTTTCTGCCGTTTAAGGAACCAATCAAGAATAATTATTCAATGATATGTAAAGGTTCATTTGATGAAACATGGAACTCCGTTCTGAATTATCTCGGAGCAAAAAGCTATAAAACTATTAAACTCGATAAGAAAAATGGAATCATCGAGACAAAGGAAATTAGTTTTATAAGAAATTTTACTTTTGAAGACGATAGAGGGATACCAAAGGATTCAACCGCCTATATGGTTGTTGCCCTGGCCTATTATGGACCATCTTATTATTATGCGGAAAACCCTATGTATCTTAAAATTCGAATACAGGTATTATTGGAAAAATTAGGTGAAGGAACAAAAATATCAGTGAAATTATTGCCCTTTGCAGTAAGGGTCGCTGGTTTGAGGGAGAATGAAAAAAATAAATATTATAAAGATTGGGATAAAGTTGTTAGATCTTCGGGTGTTTTAGAAAACGAACTCTTCTCTCAATTAAGATAAACCTAATAAATAGTTATTGACTTTCTCCTTAGAAGATGTATATTTGCAATGTGTAAATGTAGTTCCATTGAATTTTCATCTTCTAAATAGGGAAATGCGTGAGGCTCCGGATACCGTAAGGTCCGGACGGTTACTACAACCGACACAAGCCTCACGCATTTTCTCATTAGGAGAACTTCAAAATGTTAAAAATTGAACATGCCTTTGAAATAAAGGCAGAGATCACACTTAAGGAAAACGATATTGTTATCCTTAACAAAATCCCCTTCAGTAAAGATTTCCTTCAACAACTTTCATTCATCTTCGAGGCGCTTGCTTTATCCGATACCAGGGAAAACCTCATTGCCGGCCTTGCAGGTCATATGTGGCTATTAACCCGGCTCGAGGAAGAAGCACCATTTAAAGATCACCAGGAGCAATTCTTCACAACCGTCTCCACCCTATTCGATGCCATGAAGCAATATCAGAAGATTGTGCAATTTGAAAAGATTTAATTCTTAATTCAACTTCCCGTCGCGCGCTGGCCCCGGGGAAACCCGGGGCTTTTTTGAAAGAGTTATAAATATTTTAAAAATAATTACCAAAAAACTTGACAAATATAAATATAAGTCGTATATTTACCAAATAATTCAAAAAACAAAAACCATGGAAACGATCGAAATTAACAAAGCCACAAGAATACTGGCTACAGAATTACCAGAAAAAGTTCAGGGACGCATAATGGAAATATGTGTTCGTGAAGGCAGAAATTTTGATTATATAAATTTCAAGCCTATTAATGATAATATGATGATGATGATGGACGGGAATGCTTATACTGGTTGGAATTATTTCATCGAAGAAGAGGAGATTGACTAATGAACCGTAAAACAGTAATCATCCTCGAAGTTCCAGAATCCGATCCTGAGTGCTGGGGAAACCTGAAAAAACTATGTTTTGCCAAAGGGTTTCCATACCATACATTAAAGAAAATGAAAATGCCAATTGATCATGGTGATTATAAAATATACCGCGTTCCCTTTAATTAAATTTAATATGATTATTTTCTGATTAGGTCCCGGGGATTCCCGGGGCTTTTTTTGACAAAATCTGTCCAAAACAGGTGGTATAAACCATTCAACCTCCCGGAGATCGTGCGTTATAAACGATCTAATGAAGCCAAAAAATCCGGTTTATCGCCGGATTTCTGGAAATGCTTAATTTTGAATGTCACCTCAAAAAATAAGCAATATGGAAGATTATCAAATTATCAAGGATGCTGTTGTCCAGTTTCTTCTTGACAATTTTGCGATTTGCAGAGCTGAATGTACAGCTTTATATATAGGTTTTTCCGCACTCTCAGGTTTATTACCCGCCGAAGGCCGTAAACTGATGGCGGATCAGATGCGCGAAATGTTTCAGAAATCTTTGCTTGCAACTCGTGAAGAGCTTTCATTGCTTGATTATCGATTGAGTGAAAGAATGAAAAACGATCTGAAAGATATTCAAGGTTTATTCGAAACAGATCAGCCATAATTGTCAATTGTCAATTATCCATTATCAATTATTTATGTCCGCTCATTCCCGCCTTTGGTTGCTCAAGCCAGGCGTCGGGATCAATTTTCAGGTCATTGATCGAGCAGATAGTATCAAAAGAAAACAACCATCCCCAATCATTATCAAATACCGGTCCCATCATCTCATATTTGACTGATGAGAGATCTATCTCAGCAATATCTCCATTACATTCCGAATCCTTTTTTATTCTCGCAAGGATCTGCTGAGCGATCTTCCAGGTTGATGCCATGGCCACGACTTCACCATCGAAATCATCAACCTGCGCCACATGATCAATAATAATAAAGCCTGATTTGGGCCTGTTCAGGATATTATCCTCATTCCCCGCATCGATACCACCGGTAACCGATACCAATACCAGAGCAGGATATTGAAGATCCGATCGGATGCTTGTCTCCAGCTCATTGATATCCATGATGTAAAATCCTTTGATATTCTTATGTTTCCCGGCAATCGCATGGAAATATTCAATATGATCCTCAACGTCAAATTCTTTCATTTCTTTGCGTTTTTTTCTGTTTCTTCAATGAACCTGAAGTATTCAATAGATTTCTGCTCGAGTCCCATGAGGACATTATAAAGATTGCTATTCATTACCTTATCAAGACTTTCATCATCGGTCTTCCCGTCGGCCAGGGAGATCACCAATCCGGCCCATCCCTGGGAGTCGTCCCCATAATCTTCTTTCTTCTGCCGGTAAATGTTCGGGAACTTCTTTGGCAGACTTCCCAGTACTCCGGAAAAGAACAAAAAAACAGCATATTTGAGAGCATGATCCTTCCTGGCAATCTTATCAGTTCGTCTCGTTAATTTCCGATCGATAAATTTCACCCGGGGATCTATAGATTCAGTAAAATATTTGCGCAGGATCCATAGAATTTTTTTATGACGGTAAAGAATGGCGGTCATTTCGTCCAGGTATTTATCATCTTTGGATGCTATATAAGCATCATAGCGAACATTGGCCTTTACAAATTCCCCGAATGTACAATATCCCATCAGGTCATCCGGGCCATAAAGCCACCGGCCAATGATCCGGTTACCGGTCCGGATCCTTTTTATGACGTTTTTTGTCAGATCCACATCATTTAATAGGAAATTCAGGGTTTCGGTGAGAAAATAGACATCCTCATTATTGATCATCCGAAGGATCTTCTTTTTTATATGGAGGAAGTATATGAGAACCTTCGATTTAAAATCGACAATGGATAATCCCTTCGAAAACAATCCTGCAATATAAATGAGCTGATTATAGGTCAATTCATTCCATTTTGAAGGGAATTCTCGCTTTGTCTGTCCTATTTCAACAGTATTCATATTATTTCAGTAGATAATGATCGATGATTATGCCACCACTGGCCCCAATAATTAGTTGTACGTACCATTTCTCATACCATTTTGTTTGTGGAGAGATGATCGTAAACTGAACAACTTTCCCGGTAGTAGTATGTGGGTTCTCCTGGATGATGGAACCGGCGAGATGTCTGCTGCTATACCAATGATCACGCTTCCAGTAATAGTCAATCGTTGTATTATTACGTATGGAATAGTCAATTCCGGCATAGGTATTGAAGATAAATCCATGTAGATCCAACCATTTGTCATTCCATTTAAAGGCCTGGGCCGTCTTGGTAGTATCTCCTTTCCTAAAAACAGTATCGTGGATGGGAAGTTTTAAGGTATCTTGAGTAATGGAACCGACCTCAGTATGACTTGCCAGGTTCTTCCAATAAGAAATATCTGATTTGAGGTTGGTGATAATACTATCATTCATTGAATTCAGTTGTGCCTGGCTGAATTGATCAGCCCTGAAAGTGGCGATCTCCCGGGAAAGTTTATCCCGGGTTTTTGTCAGGATGGTTGTGGCCAACTGAACATTGATAAATGCCTGCTGGTTCTGTTTGAGATTTGATCTGGCCTGGATTAATAATGCCAGGATTATACCGGCAACGATCACCAGTGTAATGATGATAAAAATGTATTTCCAGGGTTTCATGATCAATAAGGGTAAGTTTTATTTCTTCTTCCTTTTGATAATGATAGGTGCATTGGCCATCTCTCGGATTGCCAAGATGCCATCGATACAGGCCTGTTTGGACTCATAGCCCTCCATGCCTATGATTTCTCCATTTGCAGCTTTCGGATGAAACCGCCACCGGCCGTTCTTATCCTGGAATGCTTCCCATTTTGCTGTTCTCTTTGCCATTTGAATAATTTTGAAATAAAATTCATAAAAAATTAATAAGTTACAAGTGTAAATGTGGTGATCCTGAAATAATTTGCCGGCTCTATCGATCGCGATTTATTCCAGATTCCATCTCCGTTTGACTGTGAACCGGTGGCTCCTCCCGAAGTATTCCCTTCAACGGTAAGACCATATTGTTTATACCATTTGCGGACAAACCCGGCATGGCCATGGATTGTTTTGCCGTTTTGCCATATAATAATTGTACCTGGTGGGATCTTAACCTTGCCGATCAGCACATCTTTGGCAGGAATGCTGCCTTTGATCTTAAAATCCCTGGCCATTCCGGATCTTATCTTTGGATATTTGACTTTTGCAGAATCAAGACACAGGGTTATGAAAAAAGCACAATAAGAAGAATTTGGAGCACCATGACCCCTTCTTATTATATATTCAATTTTGGGACCATCATTATTGCCTGTTGCCTCCCGGGTTCCCACATAGGATTCAGCAATTTTTAAATGCTTTGGCAATGATTGACTATGACATAGCAATACAGCCAAAAACAATAAGAGCATTACCAATATAAATGATCGCATAAGCAACATTTTTGTCATTGATAGCTTGGACTGTATCAATTTTATGAAAGATTATATCATCCACCAGTTTAAGAAGGAAAATCCCAATGATGGCCTTTGCCAATCCGATCGTAAAGCTCGAAAATTGAACAAAATATTTGATCGAAAAAAAAGTAACACTCCCTATGAATAATATGAAAAGGATCACCAGGCCATATTTCAGCAATTTGAAATGATTCTTAAAATAAGCGATGAGTTTTTTCATGATGGTTAGGGTTATTTTTTAATTTTTATGCTTAATTGTGTCTGGCTTGATTCCGAAAAATTGCATCATAATCCCCATATTTGTATTTAGTTGATTGAATTTCCCAGCTACATCCTCTTTGATATTTTGTAACTTCAGGTCCATTTCAATACGATCAACTTTCTCATATTTTAATTCCTTTATATTTTTTTCCGCTTCATTATTGCGTTCCATTCCCACACCCCATGAAATCAATCCAGCACCAAAGATTGAAATTATTGCTATCCCCGATCCCCAACGTATCCATTTTTTTGTTTTCTTTTCCCAATTCTCCATAAATCCAGTTATGAAGTCATGGTGTTCGTGGGTCTCTTCCATTTTTCGTTTGTTTGATGAGATTATATTTTATGCCAAGAAGAATCCTTTGTCTTTACTATTCTTAAATTTGCCCCTATCTTCCGGTGCCATTCCCGGGATGATTCGACGAGAAGAATTATAATAGGTTTGATATCTTGTTTCTGAAGCATTGGTATCAAGGTATTCCTGTAGTCCCTTTAGTTCAGCCTCCCCATCCCTTTGGCATGCTTCAACCATTATCCCAATCCGGTCTTTATTCGCATTGGCTTTGCCTTGTACCTTATCGAAGGTATTTGATGCTGTCTCAAAAACACCCCAATCCAGGATATCAATCGAGATTTCCTGCAGTGCCCGGGCCATGGTGAGGTGTGCCAACGACGGCCTGATCAGATCCAGCACCGATGAATCATCATCAGATATATCTGAACTCCCGCTTCCATTGAGGTTTTTCTTCAATTCATCAAAATAATCTTTTCCGAGTGTAGGAAGAATATATTTTCTCTCGATGCTGGTGATTATCGGCTTTAAGGAAATGAATACCCTGCGGCTTTCGCGGATATCTATTATCTTCTGAAATTCCCTTGCATTATGGATGAATAGATCGTTATCAATTGGACTATAATCCGGGAAATCCGAGCGGTGATCCTCCAGATATTTGAGAAGCAGGTCCATGTTTGCATTTGCCCTCGCAATCCATGATTCCTTCAGGTTCATGATCTGGTATTGCATGGCAGGCCGGTGAGAATCCGTCTGTACCGTCTGGATTCCCTGGGCAGATATGCTAACAGCAATCTCATCCGCTCCAATCCATAAGGCATAAAGTGATATGGGGATCCGAATCCGCATTAAAAGAATGTCATATTTTGAAATATTATCTGATCCGCTCCCATTTACAATTCCATCCAACAGATCATAGAAAGCCTCACCTATGTAAGGTTTAATAAATCGCTGTTCAGCCTCATCAATATATGGCTGATAATTAACAAGAACATTGCTGATATTGATGGTCGAAGCCGATCTTACCTGGGAGATATTTGTGATGAGTGACATTATGCTTGGTTTGTATCAATACGTTTTGTGGTTTTTGTCGGATGCTGGTCCTGGGTCTGGCTGGTATCCACCGTAACATAATCAAATTGAATTGTAGGATCCCATTTGTTGAACTTCTTGACAAAATAGAGTGGCCAGAGAGAACTTTGTCGCGGAACTCCCATATCAGCATTCAGCATCCAATAGGCTTCACGTTTGTCGGATCCCGATCCTGCGCCGAGTTTACCACCACCACCAGGTACTCCTGATCCTCCTATCAGGCAGGGATCTATACCCATCCCGAAAAGGATTTCCGAGTTTGCGGCCTGTGTATCGGGAAGGTAAGCACCATCAACAAGTTTATTATCGATGACTTCTATTGTCCATCCATCCTTAAGTTTCTTATCAAGCTTATCCCATGTCAAGAATGAAACAAAACTTTTACCCGAATTTTCAACATCAGATAAAAATTCATTTAATTCATCCAGTGTCTCCTGGATCCCTTTCAGTTTCTGCTCCTTGGTATAATCAGGAGAAGGATATTTATTGTCAAAATAAAAATCCGGGATCTGAACATGGTATTTGATCGTCATCTGGTTCTTCATGATGGCATATTTCAATGCTGGGACCTTATAGGCAATCTCAAGCCATTTGTTCACCCGCATGGCATTCCATGGGGCCAGTGAATAATAGGTTGAATTCAGGGTTTTATAAGTGATCTGGATGGCAAATTTTGCATCCGGATACTGGCCGGTGGCTGGATCCAACTTCGAAGGATCCCACATCGGTATTTTCTCAACGATAGCCGTATTATCAACATCGGGCATTGTGTCCCATTGAGCAGAATAATAGAGAAAGGGAATCTTTCTGGTTACCGGATCCATCTTTGCAACCCGGCAATAAGCAGAATCTTTAACATAAATTCTGTTTATCTTATCTTTTCCTTTATTAAGAATACATTCAACCCATCCATTATAAAGGGTTTCAAGCCCCAGGATCAATCTCGGCCAGTTGAAATTAATCTCATTGATCTCAAAGAAATCCACAATCTCCTGGTCGGCGACAATTTCCTGGGTCATTGCATTGTTTGCATCCTTAATATTTCTGTAAGAGATGATACCCCGGCCAAAATGAACCGTCTGACGTTTTTCGATCGCCTTACCGGCGACATGACTCTTTCCAATATCTTCAAGAACGTGTTGTGGAAAAAGATTATCATCGCCCCAGGTAGAATATGGAAGGCCGGTCAGATCCTGCGGAACTGCCGGTTGATCTTTTGAAGCATCTGGTTTTACAAGTCCTTTTCCGGTAACGATTGCCTTTCCTCCAGGAAGAATTGCATAACCAGTTTCAACTATTGTAGCTCTGTTTTTCATCAGAAACAAACTTTCTGGCCATTGAACTCAATGATCAATCGAATGTGAATCTTGCGTATCTGGCCGTTAGGTAACAATATATTTCGCGTCTGGTTAATCCAATGGTTCGGATCCTTCGGGCTTTTGGGAATATCGGTGGGTGCCAGTCGGGTATCAAATATCACTTTCCCTTTCTTCTTGCCCACACATTTACATCCTTGTTTTATTTCAATGATTTCTCCGCCCGTTTTCCTGATCCTGTCGGCCGTCACAAATTTGATATCGAATTTAACCGGCATTCCTGCCCCGTCAAATTGATCCATTTGCTCAAGTACATTCAACAATCGAATCATGATGCAAGTATATATTCTCCATTCTCATAATTAAAGGACAAAAAAATAGATAATATTTTTTGCCAGAATTCACCGGCCATATCTCAGCTCGCCTAAACCTCAAATAAAACCTGTATGTTTATTTTTCTCAAATTTTTTCTTCTATTTTCCTGTCTTTTTGTCTGTTAGGCATGACAAAACGTCTTTTATTATCAAAAATCTCACGATCGAC